TCCAGTTGAGCCATCAACTCGGGCGGCACACCGCCCGTAGGTGCGAAAGCGGGGGGCACACCGGGGCCTGGGGGAGGTTCAGGCACGGGTGGCCCCCCTGGCGGCATGGGGCCGCCGGCAAGGGCCGCTTCTTCCTCTACCGGGGCTTCCCCAGGAGGTCCAGGCGGCTGCTGTTGCATGATGAACTTCTGCGGATCCTTGATTCCGAAACCATCCTCCAGCACATGGATGGCAAGAGCCGCCGGATCGATAACGGTTCCCACCAGTGGAGCAATCGCATTCAGCAAGGATACAGCCTGCTGTTTCCGAATCGTGTCATTCATCGGCTGAGTTGACCCGGCTTCAACAGTGAAATCGTATTCGCCTAGAATATCGTCACGGCTGTAAGGAACCCACAGGGATTCGCCACCGTTCCTAGACACACGGGCCATCTGGTCGCCAGTCATGAACTGCTGCATCAACTGGATTACACGCCTGGCAATCTCCGAAATCGAAATCTCAATGATCGCCAACTTGTCGGCAGCCCGCGCATTCTGTGCATCAGCAATAATGCTGGCCTCAGTGGCCGTACGGGTGATCTCCGGCATAGCGCCCCTGGCGTACTCCGATACACCCGACACCGTGTTGATGTCATTCTCGATGACATTGCTGTAAGAGTAAATCTCCGGCGAAATCGGGGTTTGCGGCATCGGAATGACAACATCCGACAAAGGCTTGTTCTCATCCAATACCGGTACCAGACGACCATCCTCGTCGGATTCCAGGGCTTCACGCCCTGCCGGCCCAAACGACCGCTCATGGTACAGGTACTTGCGGGCGTACCGCTTCCTGTCGTTCATCAACTGAGAACGAGTCTTATCCAACTCCAACTGCAACGACTCGATTGATTCCAAATCACCCATCGGGTAGAACAAATCAGGAATGTCATAGTTCCGAATCATCACGAACGGTTGCCCGTACGCATACGGCATCGGGATCGGATCAACCAGGAAACCATCACTGTTCTCAGAGAACACAGACATCGTGTTCTCAGCGATGTCGTAGAACTCCCAAATCGTCACCCGGTCCTCGTCGAGAACGCGCATACGCTCGTTCTCGTACTGGGAAACATACTGTGGGTTCACACCCGCATCCGCATCCAGACGTTTCCGAACCGACGGCTTGTACCGCTGATCCTTCTGAGCGTCCTCCAACGGTCGGATGATCTTCTGAGCGATCCACTTGGCGTCATCCATGCAGGTTGCTTCGGGATCAACAAACACATCAAACGGTGAAACCCGTTCAACAAACGGCTGATCCTCAATAATCATCATCGCCGTTTCCGGCAGATTAGCGTTGATCTCATCATCAGTCGGCAAAGATGCCGACAGATCAGGAGATTCAATAGCGAACTGGTCGACCTCCAGGCGGGCCTCCTGCATCAGGAGATCCCGCTCCGCCTCCGCCAAAGAAGTTTCCTGCTCCAGGAACTTCCAACCAGTCTTCACCCAGCCATGCCCAAAGATCAGAAAATCCTTGACAGCCCGACGAAACGGCTTACGAAAATCGTGGTGCCGCCACAAATGATTGACAACAGCCTCAACAAACGCTGCACGATCAGAGTTGGCCTCATCATTAGCGGCCACCACCACCTTCGGATGGTTCACAGCCACAGAAGGCGCAATCACATTGATCGTGCTGAAAGCCAGGTTCACGGTAAGCAGATCAGATCGGCTACGAGTGGTATCCGCCCAATGCTTACCCCGGTACAGGTCGATCAGACGCCACCAGGTGCGATCATAGGACTGGTCCTCCCGCCACCTACGAGTGCGTTCCAACCGCTGGGTATACTGCTCATGCAGTTCCGCCCTGGTTTTATTCGCCATCAGAAATACGCCTTGTCAGGCAACCTCTCAATGTTGCGTCCCTGCGATAACGCTTCCTGCTCGGTTTTACGGCCACGTTCCGCCCTGGTGAGATGCTGCTCATCAAGGGGAAAGGTTTCTCGTTCACCGCGTCCCGTATCAACTCTGATACCCAAGAGTTTCTGCCGCCACTCCCACAGTTCATCCATCTCCTGTTGCGTCTTCGGACCCTTGAGATCCACAACGTAGACACAAAACTGTTCGTAAGACGCCTCCCTGGGGAGGATCGCCATTACTTAGCGTTGCTGCCGCGCAACTTAGGCTGCGGCTTCGCAGGTTCAACCTTGCCGGTTTTCCCATGCTGGTTGAACGGGGTGGTACGCACAGAAACCTGACCGTAGCCGCCAGTCTGGTTGGCGTACTTCGGATCACCAAAACGCTGCTTAGGCGAGTTGGGGCCACCAGGCTCCCAGATGGGGTTCGCCACGACAGAACCGCCGCGTTCCATCTTGTTGTTCTGCCCTTTGGCGCCATCAATGGTTTCAGTGCCGTTGGTGTGCGAAACAAAGTTCTTTGCCATAACTACCTCTCGGAGGGAACGAGCATCTCTAATAGTCCGCTCAACGTGTCCCACGGATGGAATGCTGACCGATCCGAAACGGATCATCCGACGTATCCTCATTCAACGCCAAACGCTTCCACCAGTCAAGCGTCCAGTAATCATCGACCTGCTCGACGTACTCAGGAGCGTGCGCGAACTTTCGCATCTGGTTCGCCAACGCCAACGACATAACCCGATCATCAAACGGAGAACCCGACATCGATCCCTTCTCATTACGGGTAAAGGTTCGCAACTCCGCCAACGTATTCCGATCCCTCAACCCCAACTCACCGTTCTTCAACGCTGTCGCCAAATCATCAATCATCAACGGCTTCGACGTACGAGTCGTCTTCCAACCATACTCCTGGGTCACACGATTCGACACACTGTTCAACGTACGCTTCCGAAACAACCTCGGATACCCCAACTGGCGCAACACCGTGATCGTCGTCAAACCATGATTGTTCGACTCGACGCAACACAACGCATCCCGATACCACAACCCAAGATTCAAAACCTCAGCCGCCAACTCATCAGGAGCGATACGCCCATGCCAAATAGCGACCTGCTCCCCTGTATTCAAATCCAACACCTGGATGCACGAATAATCGCCGTGACCCAAACCCTCAGCCGTATCAACACCCATCACATAGCCATGCATCGAATCCGGTTGCGCCCAAACTTCAAGATTCATACCCTGAACTCCACAACCTTAGGCATCACAGAATGAAGATAACCGACTTCGCCCCGCCGGCAACCCGCCGCCAACGCATCAAGGACATCCAAATCAAACACAGGGTTACCCGACCGAACAAACGCTTCCTCGGCTGTCGTCGGATACTCCTGCGCCAACTGCCACGGCAACATCGACTGCCGCTTTTCCTCATACCACGATTCGTCCCGATCCTCCGTCGCAGACCACGGAAAAAACATTGAAGCAAACTTGTTGTTCGACGCCGTAGCACCCACCCACAAGTTGTGAAAGAAGTTGCCTGAACCATTCGCTGTAGACAACCCGATGATGCGGCCACCCACATCAGCCACCGGTTCAATCGAAGCCCAGGCTTCCTCAGGGTTCGGCAAGAACGCCCACTCGTCGACAACGATCAGCGTGGCGGACTCGCCACGCGCCGGATCAGACGCCGACGGCATCGACGTAACCTGCGACCCATTGTCAAAAACCATGCGCTGCTGATGCTCAACAAGCGACCTGGGGCCACGATTCACCATCCACAACGGCAAATGAGAAAACCCGTACTTCGTTTTCCGCAACAACAACACGGCCTCACGCTCAGTGCGAGACAAATCAATGATGTTCTGATCGGGATGAAAAAACGCCAACCAGAACTGATGGGCCGCAACCAGGGTCGTCCAACCAATCTGCCGGGCCTTCAACGTCAACGAATAACGGTTCTCATCCCAATGATCTAAAGCAAAAGACTGGGCGTTCCGAAGATCAAACAGTATTCGACCATGAGCAGGATGAGCGATATTCCAATACTTGCGTAGGAAGTACGACTCATCTTTGATGCATCGGCGCCACTCCGCCTCCTGGCGGAGTTCCTCCAGCCGTGACACTCAGTCCTCAACCGGACGCAACTTCGGAGTCCACTCATTGCGCCAAACCGAAGGAGGATGATTTTCCTCAACCTCGAACCTGACCTGGACCTCAGGGTACATGCGGACCACATGATGGCACGGTTCCTCCCCCTCCCACAAAGCAACATCTTCCTCAGCGGTAGTAGGAATACCGTCATGCAAAGCGCACACCGGCGGCCCACAAAAACCCCGATTGATGCCCTCTGTCATCCACTTGTCGAACGAACGGCTCACAACACCTCCCTAGAGTTGAGACAAATCCTGCAAGAGTTTCCCCGCAGCAAGCACCAGCATAGCGCACACGAAGGCCCCCAGGGCAATCCCCACAATCGCAACAACGTGAACTACTGGCACGCGTCGCATGATTCAGGATTCTCCAAACCGCATTCCAACGGTTCATCCGCAGCAGGCCCATGAAACGGATCCCCCCACGGGCCTAGAACAGGTCGTTCCCCAAACGCTTCTTCACGCCACTCCTGGTCTTCATCTCCTGGCAACACTTTCCCGCCCAACACAGGGCTCCCTTCGCATGTATGTCAAACACCTCGTTGCGAACCTTAGCACGCTCCGCTGTACGACAAGCCCGCAGATCAACAAGCATACGCTTGCGGACCCTGGAGATCAACGGAACGCCCCAATACCGACGCCACCCAGCATCCCTCCGCCACCAAATGCGGCAGCACCCGCCCCGATACCGGCAGCCAAAAGAATGTTACGAAGCAACTCGGGATCCATTTCCTCGTAGAGATTATGGTCCTTACGGATCTTCTCGATTGCCTCCTTGCCGCGTTCCCGATCTTCGTCAGAAATCTTAGGGCCAGGCTCATACGGTGCCGGCGGGCGCTCGGGATGCGCCCTCCCAATCCTGGAAGGCTCACCCGACATCGCCGTCAACATCGACTGCACCGACGGTGGCGCACCCTGATACCCGCCCGGCTGCGGCAACACCGCAGCCGGCTGAAACCCTCCCAACCCTCCAGGAGCAGGCATCCCCTGAAACGCCGGCGACCCCGGCGAAACAGACGGCGACTGAAACCCCGGCAGACCCGATAGCGGACCTACAGCACGCGACTCAAACGGTTCGAACTCTCCAAGATTGTAATCAAAGCCGGCATCTTCGGCAGCCTTGAAAATCTCAGTCCAAATACTGTTGTTGAATGATCCTCCCGCAGGGGTTCTTCCGGCTTCCCTACCTAAGAGATCACTTGCAATCTCGTCAGCCATTTCTTCAACAGTTTCCATGTCCTCCCAGTTGAATCCCGCCACATTGGCGACGTAACTACCCACAGCGTCACGAATGGCTATTGCACCTCCGCCAACCAAATCCCACGACTCTGACTGCTCCGCAGTCACGGGCCCCGCAGACTCCAACGTCCCCTCAATAGCCTTCGCCAAATCCGCATCAAACGAATCAAAATCGAAACCGCCAGGAACCCCCTCAACACCCGACATCGCAGACGTACCAGGAGGAAGATCAGGCACCGCCCCCAAATGAGGCGCACCCCACTTCGCCAACGCCGCCTTACGGGCAGCAGGATCATCCAAATCAAGAACCTCAACCGGAGGCGGAGGCGGAGGCGGATCCATCTTCCGAATCTGTTCCTCAATCTCATCAATCGCCTGCAACAGTTCATCCCGCTCCTGGTTATACGGAGCATTCGGAGAATCAGGCGCCAACCGCTCATACCGGGAAATCAAATCATCATGCTGCTTCTGCAACCGCTTCAACGCCAGATTACCAACCCCTCCCATCATCTCAGCGGCAACCCCCCTCGCATCCGGCACCGGCAACGACACAGACCGATCAGGACGAGAACGCACACCCTGTGCGTTCGGCCCATGCTGAGAAACAACATCAATCGCCATCAGGCACCGGCACATCCCGAAACTCAGCCACCAAAGACTCCAACTCGTCAGCCAACTCGGCATCCGACAAACCAGCAGCATCACGCTCATCATCAACGATCACACGACGCTTCGGAGTGAACTTCTCGACGTACTGGAGGTACAGCGAAGCAGCCTTCACATCGCCCCCAGCAGCCGCACCATACAGCGCATCAATAACCGTCTGAGTACGCTCAGGATGTACGTTCAGTTCGGCAGCCCGGCGGTCCCACTCCCGCACAAAACGGACATCCCGCTTGATGCGACGAATAGAATCCTCATGCATGTCATTCTCAGCAGCCCACTCCCGCTGCGTCGGCGGTGTACGCTCCGGTCCCGCCAACACCCAGTCCAGGAGCAACCGCCACCGATCCGGCATCGACTGCACACCCGAATCCTCATCCGTCTTCCAGCCTCGCCCGCCGCCGTTCTGTGGCATCCAAACC